ATAGTGCAACCAAATATCCCGTGTTACAGACTAACCAACTGTAACGTTGGATTTCTTCCAAATTCCGACCTATTCTCTCATCGTATTTGAGAATAGTTGCTTTAGTAGCTCCAGATCCTTTTCTGGGAAGGGAATCAGACCCGGTTTGCTGCTAAGTGCGGAAACAACAGTGCCCATCTTTTGAACATATTTCTTACGTCTTACGACGCAGTAATCTTTGTTCCTCTTAGGAGGACGAGGTCTGTCGGCGTACGCGTCAAGAACCGTTGCAAAAGATGTTAATTCTTGGTCTCTGCACTCTTTAGAGTACTCAGACTTAGAATATAGGACACCGTTGACTATTTGTTCTAAGAATCTATAATCATCTTTATCTAGGCATTCTGCTCAAGATGAAAGTTGACTTAGTTTTCTAATAAGCAAATGGTCTTGGGAGACAGGGTATCAAGGAGTATTCTTATCCTTGATCATCTTGATAAATGACTTAACGATCTTTACTCTTTCTGATTCTAGAGTAAACATGTCGTTCTGTCGGTCACAAAATTCCACAACTTCTTTCTCGAAGAACTCTTTGAGAGAATCTAGGAGCAAGGTATAGGTTTCATCGGAAATCCGAGAATCTGTACTTTGTGTGTAACTTTTCTGTATCTTACGGAAAACGAACCCAGATAGAAGTAAAAGTTCTAATCTGTTAGAACGCCCGGGATAAGAATTGCTGCACAAATCAAGTTGGTGTCCGATCTCTTTACATTTGACTAAGAAAGATGCCTCACTTGAGAGGTTGTCTTCTAATAGTCGTAAAGGGAGAGGAGAAAGATCTGAGCCATTACGGAATAAGCGTTTTGCAAATTCAGCAATGGACTCGTGTTGGTTAGACACGAATGAATCTCCTTGATTTCAAGGGATCTCCAGATCTTTCAGTACCCTCTTATATGAAGAGGCTAATCTATGATCGGCGATGACTATGTCATCTCCTAAGATTAGATATTTCCCTCTTGTTCGGACTCGGACTCTGGCACCCGCAACGCGCACCAACAAATGGTGACAAAGCGCAAAGGATGCCCATGAGGTATAAATTCCCATGGGTGATCCAACAGCGTATTTAGTCGATTTTGTTGAGCCGTCGGTGTCACGGTAATCGACTTCTGGCTGCAATACGTATTTATAAAATGATTCCTCATGTTTCTCCAAATGGGGAAACAGAGTTGACATTAAAATTCATTGCAGACGGCTTGGGAATCTGTCAGTGGCTTTACTTAAGTCAATAGACTCTATGTGTAAGCCCTGTGCAGTTCACTTCCGAAGAATAGGCCCTACTTTAGACTGATCTCACGAACAGTCTTC